CTCTCTTGCGCTCTACTAAAAACTGTTGTATAAAAAACACACTATACAATTAATTAGAACGTAAACGAGTATAGTCGACGGCCTAGAGATTACGTTCGAAAACTAGGAGAATACAACCATGTCAACAACAACTTTTTCAGGTCCAGTAAGATCTGAGAGTACAATTAAAACAGTAAGTAAAAATTCCACAACTGGAGCTATTACTGAAATTATCACTATGGGTGATGCACCCGTAGCGTTAGGAGATGAAGATAAAACTCTTGATGCTGCAACGCACAGCGGAAGAACACTTGCTGTTCCTGCAATAGGAGGCAATAGAACTATTACTCTACCTTCCCCAGTTGCTGGACAGACTTACAAGTTTTTCTACGCAGGTGCTGCAGAAGAAACAGAAAATCTAATTATTGTAACACCAGGAAATAGTAATTTTTTCTTAGGTGGTATCGTACACTTAGATTCTAACGCAGATAACGTATCTGTTTACTCTGATGGAAACTCTAACTCAAAGTTAACTCTTACAGACAGTGGTCTGTTTGAAATAAACATTGTGGCTAAAGATAGTACTAACTACTATATTTGGGGTTACGCAGAAGGTGCAGATGTGCCTGCATTTGCAGATCAATAATACTTAATGTGAGGGCTTCGGCCCTCACAGTTTCTTGATTAAGGAGGGAAACTATGGCAGACACAGTAACAGGTCCAACTATCTTGCAACAGAACGACAAGAGAGTGACCATAAAAATAGTAAATCAATCAGACGGAACAGGTGGAACAACTGTATTTGCAGATGTATCTGCACTCGCAGCTAATGTTGATGGAGCTAGTCCAACACATGTAACACTACAAAGATTGTGGTACTCTTGTTCAAATGGTGATGGAAAAG